CGCAGGTCAAGCTGCGCAAACGGCTGGATCTGGCCCGGGATGCAGAGCGCGCGGTGGACAGCGTGCCGGGGCTGATCGTGGCGCATTGGGTAGAGGCGAAGCGGTGACCGATTTTGCGGTTGATGGGACTTCGAAGATATTGCGGGAAAAGAGACAAACGGCTTGCTGCGGACCTTCGTCGACGGTGCAGCTAACGGAAGCAGTGAGCCCTCTTTACCAAATGCCGCCCCGCAGCATTTTCCGTGTGCGGGGTCTGATGCCGGGCGGGGCAGAATAGTACGGTAAGGATTCTAACCTATTGGAAATAGTTGGCTTTTTAGATTGCGGATTTCCACCCGAAGCAGAGAAAACGTAGCGTGAATCATCCAATTATATCAGTTTCTTATTTTCACTAACGTATGATCCTGCCCCCTCCGGCATCAGACCCCTAAAATGGGCACGCCTAACGGCGCGACTTCATTTTAATAATGGGGGCTTTCTGCCCCCAAACCCCCGAGGATACAGAGAACAAAGTTGAAGAAAATCATGGGAGGCAGGTCAGGCCCAAGGCGCGTCAACCCGCTTACGCTCAGATACCCCACAGGACCGACGGCACAATTAAGAAGTGCCAGTCGCATTGGCTATAGCAATTGACCAGCATTAATGTGAGAGTGCCGTGTCAGTAATTCAGTATACTGCTTCATAATTGATATATTATTATAATAATAGAGTCAGCTTTTAACTGTAGGTAGGGATCAAAATGCGTTTAAATATTCAGATAATCGCAATAACCATCATTCTAGGAGTATTCAGTAGTCAACACGCGGTAGCGCAGAAATCCTTAGCTGAGTGCAAGAGTGCAAATGATCATCGCATAGATCTCATAAAGTCGGCGTGTGGAGCAAACTATTTTAATCAAACACCGGAACAAATCGAATCGATGAAAAAGTGGGCAAAGAATGGGGGTGAATGCGACCTATCATCAATAAGTGAGAAACTTAAAACGGACTTTGAAAACCTTAAAACGGACTTAGAATGTGAGCGGATCCAGTGGGAGTCAGGTAATGGTTGTGAAGATTGCGAAACGAGTTACCACGATGCATTTTGCGAGATACCGGAGGGTTGCGAACCTGGAACTATTTTTCCAGGTTGGGATGATAGTGATATAGATACAAAATACCTGACAGAGTGACATTCTCAAACGGGGGGCCTAGTTATGCTTGGCGAACCACTCTCGCGCTAGTTTTTGGGCCTCCGCTATCTGAGTGGGGGTCATAATCTTTGTAACTTGGTCACGAGTTTCCTGCGCAGAAGTGTGCCCTTGCGCCGCCGCCAAGTTGAACCACATGTGGGCAAGAACGAAATCTTCCGGGACGCCTCGGCCATTGGCGTACATAACGCCAAGATTGTACTGCGCGTCCGCGTCCCCCTGCTCAGCCAACTGCTTTGTTCTATTGAAATCGGCATCAGACCCCTGTGCGGAAAAATCATCCTGACATGGACGGCGCTAAGTTGCCTCTCTTACTGCCAGCGGCCAACGGCAGGTCTGTGCCGAAGCGCTTTCTGTGGCCACATTGGGATATTTGAGAACCGGCGGCTTGGGAAAGGCTATTGATGAGAAGCCTGAGATCTTCCCCACATGATTTCTGTGAGGTGTTTGCCCGCGCCATCACCGATGATGGCGCGGATTAGGTTTAAGGATGGATGTAGGTGTAGCCCATGGCCTGAAGTCGCGAGAGTTCCGCGACGCCTGAGGGCACGATGTCCTCGTCCCAGACGTCGTAAAGGTCATTCTGGTTGATATTGCGGCCTACAAGCGTGTTGTTGCAGACCAAGAACTTAACGCCCTGGCCCTTTAGGCTCGAGATCATTTGCTGCAACTCAAGGCTGTTCGCCGCTTCCTGAACAAGCCCTAGACCATTACCGTGCATGACCACGGCCAGTTCTAAATTGTCCTGGCCCACTGCGTTGATATGGTTCTGTACGTTTCTCATCGAACCAAAATAGTAGCGGTTGCCTTCACCTCCCGGGCTGTTGATGTGATACGCTACCTGTTGAGTGCCATAGCGGTCAGTGTCCTAGGCCAGTACTGGACCTGCAAAAGCCATCATCAGTGCGACGATAATACCAAAAACTCGCATCTCTTGCTCCCATTTGAATATTGCCCATGTAAAGGGCGTCACAGGCTCTGTGAGCTCCGCAAGGGTCCGGTAATGATAAACAAATTATCGCGGTTTACATCCTTTTTTTCATGCACTCGCCTCCACGTCCGGTAAACAGCCGCTGGCGTATGTTGCAGCGAAGGGCCGCTCCCCGCCCGAGGTGTCGAAGGGTTCTTCAAAATGGTGCGAAATTTGCGGTTGCAGCGAACGGCAGAATTGTCCGCAGTTTACAAGTTCATGCGCGGTGCAGCGAAAGGCGGCTCATCCTAGACCCGCCGTTCGTGGATCACGCGGCGAAGGGTCCTGAAGAGCCCAACCTACAATTTCAAAAAGATGCCGCGAATGTCGGGTTTCTCGATTTTGAAAAGGAGTCTCAGTCCCGTTTTCATCGTCTCGAATTTTGAACTCGACAGGACATGACATGGATCAGGGCGTAGCAATGCAAACTGTGCGACCTCTCGCGATGACCCATTTGGAGGAGAGTCATCATGAAGTTTGATTTCAACGACAAGACGGCCATCGTAACCGGTGCGGCGTCAGGCATCGGAGCCTCAATAGTGCGCGATCTGGCGCGCTTCGGGGCCAAGGTTGTCTTGGCAGATATGGACGAAGCGGGAATGTCCGCCGTGGCTGACGAGATCAAGGCCTCTGGCGGCATCGCCTTCACCCACAAAACCGACACAAGCGTCGCCTGTGATGTGGAGGCCCTTGTGGCATTCGCCGTGGCGCAGACGGGCGCCCTGCATCTGCTGGTCAACAACGCGGGTATCGGGGGGCCGGCGAACCTGGTTGGCGAATATCCTCTTGATGGATGGCAACAGGTCATCGACGTCAACCTGACCGGCGTGTTTCACGGCCTGCGCTACGGCATTCCCGAAATGGTCAAGGCGGGCGGCGGGGCGATCGTCAATATGGCATCTATCCTGGGCACGGTAGGTTTTGCGACGGCCGGGGCCTATGTCGCGGCAAAACATGGCGTCATTGGCCTGACGAAGGTTGCAGCCATGGAATATGCCAAGGCCGGGGTTCGGGTGAACTCGGTCGGTCCAGGGTTCATTGCGACGCCGCTTCTGGAAAAGAACCTTGACGCAGCCGCACTTGATGGCATCGCCGCCCTGCACCCGGTCGGGCGCCTTGGTGAGGCTGCGGAGGTCTCGGCGCTGACCTGTTTCCTGCTTTCGGATCAGGCCAGTTTCATCACTGGAAGCTACCACCTGGTCGACGGAGGCTATACCGCGCAGTAGGCGATGGGCTGGCATCCGATGCGATGCCGTCCTTTGGGGTCGCGAACGAGTGGGATGAATGCGACATTGCAGGCGATACGGTGTCAATGTCGAAACCGAACATTAAAGGCGCCGCAGCAAAATGTTGCTTCGTCCGCATCTTACCAGTTCGCGACTCGCGCGGCGGAGGGCAGCTTTAGCCCATCGCGTCGAACGATGTGTTTGAACTTTTCCGTTCTGAATTTGTCTCCAAACTGCTGCTGCGTTGAAGAAAAACAGACTGAGCCAAAATGCCCACCACCCGCGAATCCGTCCTCGCTGCGCTGCATGCGCGGCTGCTTCCGCTTGCCGCCCTTGTTTTGCGCGATGAGGTTCTGCCCGAGCGGATCCCGGCAGCGGGGCTGATCATTTTGCGCGACGGCGAGCCGGGGGAGCCGGAGGTGACGCTGTCGCCGATGCGCTATCACTTTCAGCACCGGGCTGAACTGGAGGTCGTCGTCCAGACTGGAACCGGACGGGCGAGCGACTTCGACACTCTGATCACCGCCATCGGGCAAGTTCTGGAGGCCGACCGCACGCTTGGCGGCCTTTGCGACTGGGTCGAACCCGAAGCCCCGGCTTCGGTCGATCTGCCCGTTGAGGGCGCGGCGGCCCTGAAGGCGGCGGTGATCACCCTCAACTTGCACTACACCACCACCGGCCCGCTGGCCTGACACCCCCAACATCGAGGAGATTCCCATGGCACGTGCGCAAGGCGCGCGGGCGCAGATGGCGCTTGCGTTCGAGACAGTTTACGGCACTCCGCCCGTCAGTGGGTTCACCAAAATGCCCTTTGCCAGCACCTCGCTGGGATCGGAACAGCCGCTGCTGAACAGCGAACTTTTGGGCTATGGCCGCGATCCGCTGGCCCCGATCAAGGATGCGGTGACGGCGGATGGCGATGTCGTGGTGCCGATCGACGCCGAGGCCTTTGGGTTCTGGCTGAAGGCGGGTTTTGGCGATCCAACCACGACTGGCACCGGCCCCTATACCCATGAATTCCAGTCCGGATCATGGACGCTGCCATCGATGTCGATCGAGACCGGCATGCCCGAGGTGCCGCGCTTTGCGATGTATTCCGGCTGCGTGCTGGATCAGCTATCCTGGCAGGTGCAACGCTCTGGCCTGCTGACCGCCACCGCCCGGTTGGTGGCACAGGGCGAGACCATCGCCACGACGACCGGCGCGGGCATGCCTGCCGATCTGGCCTTGAAGCGGTTCGGTCATTTCAACGGCGCGATCAGCCGCAACGGCACGGCGCTGGGCAATGTGGTCTCGGCCGAGATCACCTATGCCAACACTCTCGACCGGATCGAAACGATCCGCAGCGACGGCAAGATCGACGGGGCCGACCCGTCCATCGCGGCGCTGACCGGCCGGATCGAGGTGCGCTTTGCCGACAGCACGCTGGTGGCCCAAGCAATCAGCGGCGATCCCTGCGAGATTTCGTTCGCCTACGTGCTGCCCTCGGGCGAGAGCTTCACCTTCACCGTGCACGCCGTCTACCTGCCGCGCCCCCGGATAGAGATTTCCGGGCCGCAGGGCGTGCAGGCGACATTCGACTGGCAGGCTGCGAAAGCTGCCAGCCCCGCCCGCATGTGCACCGCAACCCTGATCAACGATATCGAGGCTTACTGATGATCCGACTGAACCTGACCGCCGCTCCGGACTGGCTGACCCTCGCCCCCGGCCTGCGCCTGCTGGTCGCGCCGCTGACCACCGCGCTGATGGTCTCGGCCCGCGCCGATGCCGCCCTTGAGGCTTTGCCCGAAGAGGCCAGCCAGGAAGAGCTGGCGCTTGTCATGGCCAAGTCCGTGGCCCGTCGCGCGGTTCTGGATTGGGAAGGTGTCGGCGATGACGCGGGCAATCTCATCCCCGTGTCACCGGACGGCATCGACGCCCTGCTGGAAATCTGGCCCATCTTCGAGGCGTTCCAGACCCAATATGTCGCGCGCGGTCTGCTGCTGGATCAGGAAAAAAACGTCTCCACGCCCTTGCCGACTGGTCCTTCGGCGGGGGCGACAGCTATTGCGCGGCCTGCGAACCCTACAAGGGCCGCGAGCGCAACTGCTCCGACTGCCCCGCGAGACTGAACCGCCCGCAGACGCAGGACGGCTGGCAGGTCTGGGACCTGGTCGGTCGCCTTGGTGGGCAGCTGCGCGTGACCCAAGGCGCTGTGCTGGGCTGGGATATGGGCGCGGCCCTCGCCATGGCGCAGGCGCTGGGCATCGACCCCCTGATCGCCGCCGAACTGCTGCCAGAGATCGAGGCGGTGATGGCCCGCAAGCTCAACGAACAGATGGAAGGAGGCCGCGATGGCTGAGAAACGGGTCAGTGTGCGCCTCGTGGCCGAAGGCGGCCGCCAGGTGCGGGCCGAGCTGGAAGGCGTCGGTGAGGCCGGGGCGCGCGGCTTTGGTCGGCTGTCGCGCGAGATGGATCTGGCGAATGCCCGCGTCGCGGCCTTCGCCCGTCGCGCCACGCTGGCGGCCGCAGCGGCAACTGCTGCGCTGGCCGCTGCCGGGGCCGCGATGATCCGCTCTGGCCTGCAAACGGTGGATGCGCAGGCCAAGCTCGCGGCCTCGCTCGGCACCACGGTCGCCAGCATTCAGGTGCTGGAGCGCGCGGGCGATCTGGCGGGCGTGTCGATGGGTCAGGTCGAACAGGCCACGGTGCAGCTGACGCGGCGGCTGAGCCAGGCGGCGGCCGGGACCGGGCCAGCCGTGGACGCCCTGCGCCGCCTGCACCTCACGGCCGAGGATCTGCAGCGCATGCCGCTCGATGCGCGCATTGCGGCCATTCAGGAGGAGCTGGGCCAGTTTGTCCCCGAGGCCGAGCGCGCGGCTGTCGCCTCGCAGCTGTTCGGCGACCGCGCCGCACTGGTGTTCACGCGGATCGACACAGCCACCTTGCGGCAGGCTACGGCAGATGTGCAGGATTTCGGGGTGGTTGTTTCCGATCAGGACGCGGCCCAGATCGAACGCACCAATGATGCGATTTCGCGACTGGGGCTGATCTGGCGCGGGGTCTCGAACCAGCTCGCGGTGGCGGCCGCTCCGGCGCTGGAGGCCGTGGCGAATGCGCTGGCCAGCATCGCGCGCACCACCGGGCCGGTGGGAATGGCCATCAAGGCACTCTTTGACAATATCGGACGACTGACCAGCTATGCCGCCACATTCGCGGGCCTCATGGCCGGGCGTTGGGTCGCCGGGCTGGCAGCAGCGGCCCTGTCCGTGCGCGGTGTCGCCACGGCGCTGGTCATCCTGCGCGGCGCGCTCATCCGCACCGGCATCGGCGCGCTGATCGTCGGCGCGGGCGAGCTGGTCTATCAATTCTCGCAGCTGGTGACCAAGGTTGGCAGCGTGGGTGAGGC